CCATTGGAATAGTTACCATTGGCGTCAGGGAATGGTGTAGCCTGTGTTGTACCGATAAAGCGAATACCCTTATAGCTTCCTAACTCCATTTCCATTGCGGCACCGGAGTCGGAATACTTTTCTACTGGTACAAAATCCGGAATAGCTTCGAGATCTTGGCGTAGATTCGGGTGACAAATCGCGATAAATCCTGCTCTAATTGGCTCAGTAGCGATGTCTGGAGTTGCGGCTAGCATTTCGGTCATCTTAACGGCATCATTGCCTTCAAGAAAACGAATAGCGGCATCTAACTGTGTACACCGATTACTGGAGACAGTAAGTTTCGAGTTTACCTGAGAACGTTGTGTACCGTTGGTGTAAATCACGTTAGCAGGGGCATTAAAGTGACGATAAGCCAACAAGTCCATTGTCTCTGCAGCTTGTTGCGCTTGGCGTTCAGTAATAATGCTAATATAAGGATCTTGTCCAAGGAGTTCCATCAGGTCCGTTACTGGCACGTACCGCCCATATTGTCGAACAGTATGTGAGATAACTTCTGATTCTAGCACGTCGAAATCAGGAGTTACACCTTCTCCAAGTGGTTGATCTGAAAGAGGAAATTTCTTATATCGTCGGTGACGAATGATGTTTCCCTGATTTTGCCCTTTGCTGTCTTTCTGCGCGAAACGTGCGAAAGTCAGATGCTTTTTTGCCACGGGCAACATTTTAGACTGAATCGTAAGAGCGTCTTCAACGCTCAAGTCACCGTACAAGTTCTGACTTGTTACATTGACGTGTGGACTAACTGTATAAGCCATGTTTCACCTTTTAACTAACTTTTGCTGTTAATTGCTGCCATAACGCCAACTTATCGTCTGGCGTTTGTACTGTTTTTGGTTTTTGAGGAGCACGTGCAACAGGTTTAGCAGGTATCGAATGACTAGCTTGCTTTCGTCTTTCATCTCTTTTAGCGTCTGCTTTTTGCTTTTCTTCTTCTACAGGGGGTGCACTCGGAGTGCTTGACTTCGCAAGTTCCGGGTACTCGTAGAAAAAGCTACGAAGCAGATCAACAAATCCTTTCGGATTCTCAAAATCCATCACGACGTTCTTACGCCACGGTTCACTTAGCACCCACTGGGCGAAAGTTCCGTCATCTAGGTCTAACTGCGCGGCATTGGTGATGCCTAGCTGCGAATTAGCTAGAGAATGACGTTCCCGTAGACTGTTTTGCACGACTCGTTCGCGACGACTTCGGCGGACTTCAGCAATGTCTTCTTCAATCTCCTTGTTCGCGGACGACAGATGATGCTTAATCAGAGCATCGATTCCTTTAAAAAGTTCCGGAAAGGTCTGCACCTCGTCCTTAACTTCATCAGGAAGTGATGCCATCACTTCAATCATCACGTCGTTTACGGCTTGCTTAGAAGGTGTCTTCTCCGGAGCAGTTTGCGGGGTCTGCGCAGTCTGCGTCGAACGGGTCAGTTCCTTCATTTGCTCGGAGAGTTGACTCACCTGATCGGAGAGTTGACGATTCTCCTGCTTTAGCTGCGAAATAAAAGCCTGTGAATCTCGAAACCGTTTCGCTAGCTTTGGGTCACTCGCCAACGGGTCTTGCGGTTCTGCTTTCACTTCTTTCGTTTCCTCAACTACCGGCTCTTCTACCGGTTTCTCTTCTGGTTCTTCATCTACTACCTCTAGTACTTCGGGTGGGGTTTCCACTTTCGCACCGGGTTCGATTAGCTTGTTCCAGAATTCTTGGGGCGAAGGGGTTTCCTTCTGTACTTCTTCCGTAACTTCCATTGTTTCGGAGGTCATATCTTCTTAGATGATGAGTGCGCGTCAGGATAATTTAAGATTTCGCGAAATGCCTGAATCTTTCCGACACGTAAATTATGGTCCTTACATTGGTCCGGGTTCACCGGTTGAAGGGCCAGATGAGATTCTTGCTGGATTCTGTACTGCAGGTACTCCTCTAGGTGCAGCCACATTGGGTTCTGCCGTAGCACTCGCACCTCTTCCGGCGTTAGCGGGTGAATTCGACCGGGCTTGTCGGCTACGTAGTTCTGCATACTCAGCTTCTTCCAGTTGTTCCAGTTGTTGCTCACGCTCAATTTCTTGGGCGCGTTGCTGCTCCATGCGTTGCATCTCCAGCATCTTCTGTTTCTGTAACTCTTCCTTGATGATCACGCTAAGATTTGTGAAATCGGTAATCGGACCCGGATCTTGTCCGTTCTCCATCAGGTTCATAATCCTGCGAATCTCAAGATCTCTGCGTTGCTCGCCTATCGATTTTCGTTCTTCCAGGGCAGCATCGAGCTTTGATTTTTGCTGATCAATCTGTGCTAATAGCGCCTTACTCTGCGCTTCCATCTGCATCTGCTTTTGTGCAGCTTCTTCGCGTTGTTGCTGAGATTGCTGCATTTCTTCCGGAGTTTTTAGCATTTCTTCCGGATTCAGATTAAAAGCTCTGAGCATTGGTTTTGCAAAACGATCCATACGCAGCTGCTCGGTTAAGCCCGGAATGTTCATCACCGTCTGCAGAAACTGAAGCATCTGCTGATTATGAATCTCTTCAGCCACGAAACGATCGTATCCCGTGCAAATCGCTTCTGCGTCACAATGTAGATTCGGATCATCTGTATCCACCAGCAACCATCGATAAATGCCATTGATCGCACCACGCAGAATATTGCTAATGCTCTGCACGACAGAAGCTGTTTGCTTTTGCGCGTTTGTATTCAGAATACTCATACCGGTCGCGGTGCGGGTTTGATACGGTGCGGTCTGGCCCATGCCGATCGGAGATTGGCCGGAAGAGAGATTGGCTTCTCTCTGTAGAAACTGCATCATATCCATTAGGCCATGAGTCACATCCGGAATCACCACCGGCTTGAAAGCACTACCAACATCAGCACCGGGTGCAAATTGAAAGATCTTACCCGGATACAGATCGGTCGGATCTTCGTTGGCTGCTAACTGGCTTGCATCCATTCCAGCCATCGGCAGAGAACTGATCTGCTTACCTTCGACATACATTGCCATGCTAAAGTTTAGCAGGGACTGCACGTCCCGAATGCTCCAGAATACTCCGTCACCCCAGATACTGTGTGGCACTCGTTGCCAGTAACCAAAGTGATAGGGCAACATTCCATCATAGGGACTTAACGTGGCCTTAACTGTTCTGTCTCCCAGGACATAAAGGCAGACCGGCAGTACCGTCAGGTTGTCCAGCTGGTCTGTGTCGATGTAGCCTTCGAGATCGTCCTTATCTAATGCCCCCCAAAATTCCAGTAACTCGTACTCTTTCTCTTCTTCAGAATAACTCTCCTGATGCGGATTTAGCGGCTGCGCTATCTCATCACCCTGAGTGTAAACATGCCGATCCAACACATCGGTCAACGCTTCCAGATCAAAACCGCGTTGCTCCGTCAACATCTGACGCACTTGCACGGAAGAAAGCTGCTTGCGTTCAATGATATAACTAACGTCTTCTAGGCTTTCGGCTTCCGGTGATGGATACAGATTGAAAATACTGACGAATTTACTGGCTGGTAGTAACTCTTCTTCGATCGCAGACTCTATTCTCTGTAGTCGATTGGCATATCGACCACGATAGACCGGATAATTGCGATGAATTAGCACCGGAGATTTCATCACGCCGGTACCATGCAGAATCAATTCGTGTATACATTTCGAGATTTCATTGGTGAAATCGGTGCGATCCAGTACGTCCCGAATGCGATTTTCAATGTTTTTCGCACGGTCACGCAGAATCGTGTCAATTGGCAGTTCCTTACGCAGTTCATCTAGATAAAGCCGACGTTCACGGTCTGACATCTCTGCCATTCCGTCCGCAAACTGGTGAATATCAGACGGAACAAAACGCGGATACCTTGTTGGTTGAATTACAAACGGAATCTCTCCGTTCTGAAACATCAACGCGTTGATCTTTATATGAGCACTGGCAACTTCCCGACGTGTGATTGCCATAAAAGGCGGTCGATCGGATGTACGCGTATATACAGGTGCATCGGGAAAGATTCCGTTATAAGCATCTTCTCCAGGTAACCATCGATCCGATTCAATCGCT